TTGTGAAAAGGTATATTGTCCAAGATTATCTGCCAGCACAACTCTTGTTCCGTTGTAAGGTGTTCCGCATCCTGTGATGACGACTGATTGTCCTTCGGTGAATTCATGTATCCCTAGTGTAGTAAAAGTGGCGACATTATTAGTCAGCTCGACTTTTTGAATTGGGCTTTTGAATGTAACTAGCATTGGCAGAATGACTGTTTCTGCGGTGTCAATAATTTGGTTTAGATAAGCATCAGAATACAAGGATGATGACACACCAAGCACAGATCTCAACTCAGAAGCTGTAATTATGGTTGGCATGTCATCTCCTTATTACTCCCATTTATAGCTGCCTACCAGCGGGAGCACCAGTAGGCATTAAGGGCTTAGTTAGTTCTTGTTGAACCAAACTCCGCCACCAGCAAGTTTTACTGCTAGTGCGCCGTAACCATAATAAGCAACAGAAACCTGTCCAGTCGCCGTAATGTCGGAACGAAGTTGTAATTTTGGACTCTCATACCAAGTGAATGCATTTGGATTTACTACGATCATTGACTGATCTCCAGTTGTGTATCCATCTAGTGAGCGTGAAACATAAAGATCCAAACCAGCAACATTTCCACGAAGTGATTGTGGGCCAACTGCGCCACCTGCGTTTTGTGGTTGTGATGCGTTGTAGATTGGGCGACCTGTGTCGTTGTAACCCATGATGTTGCCCCATTGTGTGCTATTAACAATTAAGTTACGAGCAAATCCAAGTGAGCCAGAATAAACAGATGCAGCAGCACCTGATACATAAGATAGAAGCCCAGCAGCTGTATTATCTGCTGTTGCTGTCAATAGTGAGCAAGATGATCCAAGAACTCCTGCTACATAAGCATCAGTTGTTTTTGCATAAGCATATTCCATTTGACGAACTAGTTCATCAAAGAATGCTGGTGATGAGCGATCAAGAAGTTCAACTGAGAATGTTTGTCCGCCAGCAAATTTCTTAACATCAACTGATACAAAAGAAGCTGCTTGATCGGTTGTATCGATTGCTGCGCCTTCTGCCTCAAGTGTTACTGTTGGAGCAGTTGTAATTTTAGGAATTTCAAAAGTCATTCCTGATGCTGGTAGAACTCCACGAGATAGAGCATCGATTAAACCACGATCAGCATTTGAAATACCATTGATGATTTCTGTGCTTTGTGGAGTTGGGATTAAACCAGAGTTGTTTCCAGTTGTGTCAGCTGCCATAACATATTGACGGCTTTCCTCTGAACCTAATGCAGCACGAACTGAGTGCTCCAAATAAGTTGCTTTTGAATTGATTGGTGAGCGTGGCTTTGTGTAAGCAACTGATTGAGTTGCTACGACTACCACAGGCTCAGACTTTGCAGCTTCTACCGCTTCGGTTGCGATAGGAGCATCTGAAATTGTGTCAGACACTTTGTCCTCCTGTGTTGTTGTATCCTCAGCGGTTGCTTCGGAATTCTCTGTTGGTGTTTCTGTTGCAACTACGCGTTCAACGCGAGCTGATGCGATTGCTGGATCTGCGACCAAACTGACCTCAGATAATGAACTTTTTGAAATAACCATTGCACCATCTTTGTTATCCCATGCATCAACCATTACTCCGACTGAAAATCCATCGCGTAATCCAGTTGCTGCTTCCTCTAAAGCATCATCAGCTGCAAAAGTCTTTGCCAATTTGAATGTGCCTTCTAAGCCTTGATCGTTTGCAACAATGTCAATAAGTTTGCCCAAAGGTCTTGTTTTGTCATGCTCTAATAACAATTTGACAGGCTTTGAAAAGTCAATGCTGTCTTTGCTAAATACTGTCTTTCCTGCTGATGTGTTTCCTGCTTCATTCCAACTCACGATAGTTCCAGAGATAGTTCTCTTATTTGTATCGGCAGCGGTTATTGTTATTGGGAAGTTAATCTTCATCGGATTAAATCCTCCTCCTCTTGGATTTGTTCGACACTCATCGCGCCGATGCGGTTTAGGATTTCATAAACTTGCGCACGCTCTAATGCTGAGCCACGCAAGAAATCATCAATGTCAAAACGAACTTCAACGCCATTTGGAACAAAGTCAGCCATTGATAATCTTTGCTCTATTGGCGTAAGGATATTTCTCAAGCTGAAATCGATCAAGGCTTTGCGCTCCATAACAGTCGTGCTGTATGTCATGCTCGTAGTTTCAGCAGATACAAAACTTGCCGGAATTCCAACAGCGCGTGCAATTTCAGTTGCAAGATATTGGCGTGCTTCATTTAACTGTAATTTTTGTGGATCAAAACCTAATGCAGTTAATTCAACATCGGCATTTAAGAATGCAGTTGCTCTTGTGTTTCTAGCAACCTTCCAACTTTCAAGAAGTTTAGAAATTCGCTCTGGAGTAAGATTTGTGCCGTTTGATTTAAGAACCATTGTTGGAACTGGCTCTTTTGCATAAAGTTCAGCAGCCTTTTCTAAATCTTGTGCAGCTTTAATTGTGCGACCTGCGCGATTTAATACGCCCTCATCTAATCCGCTAAATACAATTAAAGATCCAATGCCAGTTGCTGGAATATGCATTCCATCGACCATGTATGCAGTAATTTCAGTTTGATTTGCATTCAAATTATATGTTACGCGATTTGGAGCAACTCTTGTCCATGCACGAACGCGACTATTATCTGATGCAGCATAAGCATCCAAAACTTGACCATAAGCAACGCCATGAAATAATAAATCCTCAGCGATCCATGCATAAATTGCTGATCCAGCAACTCTTGGATCTGGTTGCATAATTACGCGGTTTGGATCTAAATGTTCTTTTGTAAAATGATTGTAAGTTTCTAAAGGTAATGATCCAATTGTTGAGCAAATTATATTTCTTGCTCTAGCAGCTGCTGGAACTGACATCGCTTGTTCGCGAGTTGCAGTTTGCGCTCCATAAAATAATCCGCCAACAGCTGATTGCAAATTGTAAGGAGTGTTGGCAGCAGCGACATCCATTTGAACTGTTGGTGTCTGATTTGTCAGAAATCTATCGAATAATCCCATTAGCACATAATATACCATATATCCTAATTATCCGACTTGTATATCAATTTCCGTTTCTACTTGTGTCGCAAAATATGTTGCAAGACTAGAAGCAACAGCTGCACAGACCGCCACTCGACTAGCCCTCCTTCCGATGATCCACGACCCATCCCCATAAGGCAGTTTCGCAGCGGAAAGTGTTTGTTGGGTAAGTTCATCTTGCCCACCATGTTGTAATCGATGGGAATTAATTGCGCCCAACCACCGATCACAACTTTCAGCATATATCGCCCCATCCATATCTGTAATAGGAATTCCAGCAGGAACTAACCGACTTGCGACGGCTTGTGCAGTCCTCTTGGAATAAGCGACAGTCTGAACATTATATTTTCTTACATAAGGTGCAATATCGTTTGCAACCGCTAAATCATTTATTGAATAATCATTTGACCATGTATGTAATAAAACCAAATTAAACTTTTCGCCTGGTAGTTTTTGTGTAGCAACTAATGCACCAAATTTTCTGTCTGGACTTAAATCTAGTCCAAACCAAGTTTCTTTATCAGGATCTAAGGGTATTGGATCGCTCTGACATAATCCCCATTTTTGTGCATCGATTGCAGAATTTATTGTATCTACCCATTGAGCCAAAACCTCAGTTCGCACAATATCGGGTGGATCATTTATTACAGCTTTAAGATTGTCTGGATGGATTGTTATTCCAAGCGACGGATTGGCTTGAGCGAATGCTGGCCAGTTCATTTCTCCCGACGGAAGGAGAATTGGCGCATCAGGTTCTGCACTCCACTCAAACCAACCAATCGGATCGTTGGTTGTAGCTGAAACCAACGCCCTCTCACGCAGTTTGTTTAAGATTACTGAATGTTGATCTCCGGCCGATGAATAAATCCATACCTGCGGATTTTTAGCGGCCATCATTGAATAACGCATTGATGACCAAGCATCTTCATCTTTATATTCGCGTAACTCATCAAGATGGATTGTTTCAGGCTTGCTTAATCCTCTAGCTGCATTGTTTGCAGCCTTTACAACAAATCGTCTATTTCCAAATAATTCAATTTCCTCAGCACCATGTTGCCACCGGATTTTCTTTACTTCCTTTTCTAACTTGGGATTGGCTTCCATCAAAACAACAATCTGTCTAAAGGTTTCAAGGGAGGTTGTAAGTCGATGAGCTGATGCAAGCTGTAAGCCTTCGCCCCACACAAACATTCCAGTTAAAATTCTCAGCATCATTAAAGTGCTTTTACCTTGTTGGCGTGCCATGATCAATCCAAGTTCAGAATGCGCCCACCTACCATCGGCTCGAACTTTGTGTCCATGAATACAGACAAACTTTTGCCATTCCATAAGATTGATGCCAAGTTCGGTAGCAAAGTCGATCATCTCTTGACCCTTTGATGGTAAATCATTGAGTTTTGAGTGAATACGCGGAGTTTGCACACCTCCTAATCCCGAATAAGCCTGATCGATTAGGATCTCTCCAGTTTTAAGATCTATCAAGCGGATCCTGTCGGTTCGTGTCCGATCGAGGTGTTTTGTGGGTTAGAAAAGGAACGGGGGGTCGGTGGTGTCCTCGTGCTCACAAAAAAGCGCCCCCCCTTCGCTAAATTACATCTTTTGCATGCAGCAACAAGATTATCTTCGTTGTCCAGACCGCCAAGCCTACGCGGTAGCACATGATCCACAGTATCAGCATCTTGACCACAGTAGAAGCAACACCATTGATCTCTCTTGAGGATGCGTTGTTTTATCTTGACCCATTGTCTGGTTGATCCAGTCTTTCTTAAAGCTGACTGAGCCATCAATGCCATCCCTTAATTAGATAATGATTTAATGCTTTACACATTGAACCATAACGATTGTAATTATATTTGATACCCCACTCTACTTGCTTATAACCATCAACCTTTAATAAGTATTTACTTCTACCTTGTGGAATTCCTATATGACTACCATTCCGGGCATTTGGGTTCCATCTACTTTCAGCAAAGTAAAGTGCATCAAGACATTCAAACTCATCTAAATCATTAAGCTGTATAAAAGCCCATTGTCTGTAATTATTAGTTGTATCAGCATGAACGGGATTAATCTTTACAAAGGCAGTTTCAATGACAATGAACAGAGATATCACCAAACCAAACCTTGCGATCTTTCTGCTTCGCAGATCGCCCTTTCGCTCTGAAAGCGAATTTGCGTTTAAGGGTATCATACAGATGCAAATCCATTAATAAAACCGCAGGTCAGACGGCAAGTCATTTGATATCAATCAACATACAAGTGTAACAAGGCTGATCATCAAACTGCCAAGATCCGCATTTAGCGCATCGTTTTACTGGCTCTTGAGTGTCAGTCGCTTCTGCTAAATTCTTTGTTCCAACGCAACCACAATCTTTGCATTGATAAACCCTAAATCCCTCAGCTGTGTTGTATTGATCCAACCAAATGAAATCAGTCTTACGACTACATCCATTACATTTGAATTTAACCATTTTTACCAGCCCATCCAGAGCCCTTAAAGATTGCTGGAACAGCTGTATAGACACGCCTTAAATTAGCACGACATACTTGACAACGGGGGATTTCGTGCTCCATTGGTAAATCCAATACAATACTCAATCCCTCGCCATCACATTCGTATTCGTAATTCGGCATTAAGGTATCCGATTGATTGCGTGGCAGATGTAGCATCTCAACAGATCGCCCTCATGAAGTAATCTGTCA